TTTTATAATTCTTACTGTATCGCCGTAGTTTTCAATTTCTCCTGTGTAATCAGTGTTAGTGATACCCTCAACAACAGAGCTTCTTCGGAAAAACTTGAGAACTTTTTGCGAATAAATGCTAGGTAGCCAATTACCATTAGGTAAGTTGTCATAGCCCGCAGATGCTGATATAGCCATTTTAGTTCTCCTTTATAGGTTAAGTTTAAGCACGAGTATCAATTCTGCCTTCTTTAAAAGCTAAATCAATCTCCTTCTCGTACTTTTCATACACCGAAGCGTTCATTTTTTGAATCTCCGATGCCTTCCAAACTTTTTTGTTAGTATTGCCGTCAACATTTACAGACTTGGCCTTTGTCCTTGTCACACTGCTAGCCGCACTTACATTTGATTTGGGTTTGCTGTTGCTTAAACCTTTGTCCGCTTTATACAAATCAAGAACACGAATTGCCCATTTAGAATCTTTATTGTTTTTAGTTACACCGTCTGATATTGATGGAGGTTGTCCATCTAACCATTGTAAAAAATCTGGTGTATCTTTTATTTCATTAAAGTCTGAGTGAGCGGTTATCAATTCTCTAAACGCACTTTGTATAACTAAGTCGTCTTCTCTTTTACGAAGTGTTTCTACTTCTTTTTGAAGAGATTCTACTTGTTTAGTAGCTTGTTTTTGAGATATTGTTTCTACCACATCATATACGTCTGGATATTTTTGTTTAAATTGTTTGAGTTCATCATCAGTTTTTGGCGGAGTATAATTCGCCATAGCTTTGTTTTTCTCAGCAATTTTAAGTTTTGCTTCTATCTCTTGTAACTTCTGCGTATTTTCATTTTGCTTTCTGTCATAATGAGATTTTAAGTCATCATATCTTTTCTTATAATCATGATTAGGTTGAGTTTCATCTTTAGAGATAAAACCTGTTTCTTGAGGAGTGGCCTCTTGGGTGTCCTCTACAGCCTGCCTTGGGTCTTCAACTTCTTTATCTAAATCCTTACGATAAGAATTTTGATACATCGTTGGTTGAACCTCGTCAACCTCGTTTTCTTTACTTTGTACTTCTGCTTCTTTAGCTTTTGCTTGAGCCATCTTTCCTCCTTCGGGGTCACAATGTGTGAGTAGCCGATTTGGTTGTTAAGTGTATTGGGGTCATACCTAATGTATGAGTAGCCTTACACTAATCCCGATTACTCATCGGGAAACTTTTAATTTATTGCCATCATGCCTTTTGGCATTGGTTTTGGTTTTATTTCTGGAACTACTTTACCAAGTACAGTGCTAACATAGTCTTTTACATCGCCGGGTAATTTATAGTAATTTAACATACTTCCTTGAGTTATATCTCTAACATTACCGGGGCCAAAATTATATGCGGCTAGAGCTAACTCTTTATTACCAAATTCTTTTAATTGTTGATTAAGATATGTTTTACCAACTAATTTACTAATATCTGGATTATTTAATAAATCATCTTTTGTATAATTAGTTCCTAATTCTTTATTTACATCTATAAGTGCTAATCCTCTTACTTGTGTTAAACCTACTGCTTTATCACCGGTATCTAAATCACCTTCAGCTTTTGGGTTATTAGAGCTTTCTTTCATAATTAAATTATTAAACTCTTGGTCAGTAAAACCTACTACATCACCTTCTTGCATTTTTACAGGTTTTAAAAATCCTTCAAAACTTTGTGACTTATCACTTAATTCTTTTTCATCATTTTGTGCTTGAGGAGACATTGGAGATAGTAATCTACTACCTACAGAACTTTGTCCTGCAAAAGTTTCTCTTGGTACAGCGATAGGTTGATTTTTATTTTCATCTAATGCTATTTGACCACCCATTTGAACTCCTAACATTCCTTGAGGTCTAGGGTTTTGTTGTATTTGTTCTCTTTCTTCTTGTATTTCTTTTACTTTTTCTTTTCCTCTATTATTTATTTTTTCTAATCTATCATATCCAATTTGTTCTGCTAATACTTTTGGAATAACAACTTCACCATTACTAACTAAAGCCTCAACAACTCTATCAATATCTTCTGCTGTTGCTCCAAAATCAAGTTTTATACCTTTTCTTTGTAATTCAGTAATAGCTTTATTTACCATTTTTTCTATGTCACTTTTTCCTGCTTGATTAACTGCGGGTGCGTTAATTACAAAATCACCTTCATCTAATTTTCTTGGAACATCATCAGCTACACCAGACATATCTTTACCCGGCTCATTAACAATTTCTAAATTATCGGCTGTTTGCATTGGTGCTCCCATAGGACTTGGTACGGGGCCACCCTCTTGTAACCCATAAGTAAATCCATCTTTAGCACCTGTTTGGGCAGTGTTACTATAAGTATAGCTAGGCGATTGAATTGTCTGTCCTCCACTAACTACAGTGCCTTGATAATTATTATTATTTTGATTATTATTATTATTATTACTTTGATTGTTATTAGTTTGATTATTATTTTGTTGGTTATTAGAAACATTATTAGTAGTAGTAGTTTCTTGTTTAACAGCGTTTACATACCCATATTTTTTCTTAACAACATTACTTAAATCTTTACCGCCCCATACTTTACCATCTAAATACTGTTGCCCATCTGGTGAAATAGCTACACGACCTTTTACTTGCCAACCTTTTGATTCTAATGCTTTTTGTGCGGCAGTTGTAGTCATGTAGGCATTACTTCCGCCTTGAGTGTTATACCTATTAGCAGACATATTTAAAATGTTATCTATAGGAACAATATTATTATCTATACCATCATTTATAAATTTTGCTAGAGCATCTGTAGGATTTCCGCTAAAACCTTTCTTACCGCCGTAAGCATTATATTTTAATGCATACCCGGGATTATTACTATTATATAAAACATGTTGTAAAAATTGTTGTCCTGTTTTAGGCGACCTTTCACCATAAGGAAAACTTTTATTTAATAATTCTTGACTAAATCCTTTTTCACCAAATTCTTTTAAAAAATTATTTTTATCTCTTTCTTGCTGTAGACCCATCCCTATCCAACTTGCCGCTCCACCTAGAACAGCTAATGGTACGCTAGCTCCTAATGCAACACTTAATAAAGGTGAAAACCCTGCCTGTTTTATTTGTTCTTGTTTTTCTTCAGCACTAGCCATCATAGAAGAAAAAGAATCTACTACATTTCCTACTGTATTACTTATTTTTTTTCCAGTGGTATAAAATGCGTTTACATTATCTTCATTTACGTTATCAAATTGAGAACCAAAATTTTGATTTCTTTTTAAATTTGCTCCTGTGCTAAAATAAGAACTATCTGCGGGGTTAACACTATTTACTCCAGAGTCTTGAAAAGGAGTTAAAGTATAAGCGTTATTTGATGTTAAGTTACGCATTTGTTCAGCGTAAGGGTCAGACATATCAGTTACTGCTGAAGAAGATACAGTGCTTGCTAATGTGGCTTTAGTATTATCATCTTCTTTACTTGTTGATTGTTCAGATAATTCTTCTACATTAGGTGTCATATTATAAATTGAATCTGTTAATACATTTGGTGTAGTAGCAGATACTAAATTTACATTACCTATATCTTTTTCTTTTGGCAGTGCCATTAATTCTCCCTATTTATTTTTTTCTGATTCTCTAACATTATCCTTGAGGTTCAGAAGTTGTTCCAGTAAAATTGCTTTCCCCTGATTGCGGAATATTTCCTGTTCCGATGTTGCCACCACCAACGCCCGATGGGTCATTTGGGTTTGCTCCTGTAGGTGCTCCTTTAGGGCCTCCCATGCTACCGGGTTGTTCGTTAGTGCTTTGAGCTTGCCCATTATTTTCTTGTCCGACATTTAAACCTTTCAGCATTTCTGCAAATATTTGTGCATCATTTATATTATTTACCAGACTATCTGGGTCAATATCTTGTGCAATTGCTAGCTCCCTCATTAGATTTGGTATTTTAATAAATGGTGCTAACATAGGATTAGATACAGTTTGTAAAAGAGTTGTTAATCTTTGTGACCTAACTTCTTTTTGCATAACACTAGAAACACCGTTTGGTTTTATTTCTAAATCACCTATTATTTCTGGATTATCTTCATCAAATTGCATATTCCATTGAAAAAATGCTTCACCTAATGGTTTAAGTAAAAAATCATCTATATTTTTCATCACTGTTTTTATAGATAGGTTAGCCCCACTTAATAACATTGAAAGACCAGATGATGTTCTTCCTGTTCCCGATACACCTGTTTGTCCATGCATAACAGACGGTATACCTGTTTCTTCATCTGCAAGTTGTCTTGCTTGCATATACATTTGTAAATTTTCTGGTGCAGTATTAGGAAATTTTAAACCATTGATAGCTGTTCCTGTAACACCAGATTGTCTTCTAAATATTTTTCCGGGGAATATATCCATATTTTGACCCGGTACTAATGATGCTTCATCTACATCAAAAACTAGATTACCTGCTAAAGCTAAGTTATCAATTGCCATTCTTACATGACCATTCATAAGTAACTGTGCATCTTCCATGTTTTCTGGCACACCAATACCAAATAACTGATAAGGATTTATTTCATAAGGTAATACATGATAAGGTATTCTTTCTGGTGTAAAAGGATTTAACACTGCTCGTAGTAATTTTCCATTACATACCCATGCATTAATTTGTAGTTGGTCTAAAGAAGACGAATCTTCTGGTACATCTAAACCAATTTCTTCTGCTAAATGCGTATCAAGTGTTCCCCAGTATTCTAATACTTCATATCTATCAACTTCAAAATTACTTGCTTGATTGTCATATGATTGAATAATATCTTCATAGTATTCATTAGAATAATTAGCACCCATATCTAAACATTCAGATATAGCTTCACCATCAAAGTATGGTAAGTTAACAAGATTTCTTAATTGATTTCTACTAAATTTATGTCTTTCAATAGTAAAGTTACAATCATTTATAGAAGTTGCATCTGGGTCTGGAAAAAAATCCCAACAACTAACTCCTTCTATCCTTGGTACTTCTTTATCATATGGAGAATAAACTTTTCCTTTTTCCCATTTATGTATTTTTTTTAAAAAATTAAATGGGCCTTTTACAATTCCTGTTCCTAATAGAACTGCTTCAAATATAGAGTGACGTAAAACATTTGTTGCATTTGAATCTAATAATTGGTCATGAATTAATTTTTCCATCCTGCGTGCTGTTTCTTTTGCAGGATAGATTTCTGGTTGATTAGGAATACGAGCTTTACCATCTATTAGATTAGCTCCTTCGTATTCTGATTCTAGACCTCCTAATTTATTTTCCATAGGTGTTGCTTCTGTTGCACCCGGTAATAGCTCTTTACCATCACCCGGAAAACCTACAGAAGATTGCAGTTGTTCTTCTCCCGGAACACCTAAGTGCATTGTATCAGCAACGCCTTCGGGCACAGGGGTAGAACCAACTGTTATTGGAAATTTTTTATTAGCAAATAAGACATCAACTATCTGTCCGTAAGCGGCTAAAGTTTTTGTCTTTGTTATTTTAATAAAGACTTTACTTTTTTCACTATCTCTAAACTGAGTTGTGCTATCATACACACCTCTGTAATTTTTAAATGCTCGCAACCATCTACCCTCATGGGTTAATCTTGCGGCTTTAGACTCATGATATTTTGAGGATATATATCCTACAATACCCGGAGCATCATCTTCGGGCATAGTTGAAGCTTGGTCAGTGCCTTGAACTTCATCAACCATAATTTACCTTTTTTTAATAATCTTTATCTTTATCTGAATTTAGAATAGATGCATCTAATTTAGATGATTTTGATTTACCTTTTGGAAATGGCTGATTTAATGGATTTTCATCCCCTTCTTTAATTTCTGTTGAAAATTCTAAAGGCATACGAGTTAGGGGAGCATCTGGTTCACCCATTTTTAGCTCACTCTGCTTCATAATATAATCTTTTCCAAAGTTATAATTGTTTCCCGGCATTTTTATCTCCTTAGTTATTTATTAATTTAGGTATTACCTTAATACCCAAAAACTGTGTCACTGGGTTCATAAGCAACCCTGTCTTTAATTCTATTTAATGTTGTATTTAGTGTTGGCTGATTAG